TCCAAATGAGACTGCGCGGATTAAACCACGCGAGCCTCAGTGTTAAGAATCGCATCAGATTCGCGGATTGGAATACCACGGTAAGTCATTACTTCCTGACCCAGTAATTACCCCGAAATCACCGCTTTCATATTTGCCGGTCGCTTGATTTAGCTTTAGTTGTAACGATGTACTAATAGCCATTATTTAACTCCAATTACCAACAGATGACACCTTCAGCATCGGTGGAGGATAAACGAATCTGCACCAAACCATACACAAACGATATACTGTTAATGGTGGTCGCTGGTACTGTACCCAATGCCGCCCAGGCAGCTACACCCGGTAACTTACCTTCAACGGTGAGTGTATTCGCACCATCGTTATGAATAGATATCTCACCATTAGGGTTACTAGGATCGAGTGGTGTTTTCACATCGATTGTTTGTGGATTACCGGTAGTTACGCTGAATGTTACAATACTCATTACATTAATCCTGAATTTTTAAGCGCAATACCGAGCGCGTTATCCTCACCAATGGAGGTGTCTGAAACTGTCTTGGCGGTTTGAGCCATTTGAGCAGCTTGTTCTTGCATCATAGCCGCCTGCTGCTGCTGTTGCTCAGCCGCTATGATTTCTTTAACTTCATCATCACCACGCACCACGCGAGGATTAACACCCATCGCTTCAGCATACTCATCAAGCGCCTGCTGTGCGTCGTACTTATGGCGTGAATCAGGCCATATCTGTGCAATCTCAGTAGCGAACCCTGTCAACCGCTCCAATCCACCAACGGCAACCATACGTTGAGCTTGTGCGAGAATCGATACATATTGCACGGACATCTCGACACCGTTCATCTCAGGTGGTGGGGGTGGTAGAACCCCTGCACGCTGTAGAATGCTGAAGGTTCTGTCAATCAGTGGATCTAGTAACTCGTTGTGTAGACGCTCAAGCACTGGTCCAAGCATTAGCAACTTTTCTTCTTGCTTCTCCGCAACCTCGCGCGCTGTGATCTGACGACGGTCACTGTTAATCATCATCAAGAATAAATCTTCATAGAAGGTGCGCTTCACGCGCTGTTCTACTTCTTGGTTCAGACTCACCATTGCATTGAGATCTGGCCTGAACCCCTCATAGATAGACTTCACACCTTGGTTCTGACCATCCACCCATACAATTTGACCGGGTTCTAAATTGCCGCCAATCTGTGTTTTGAGTGATACATCACCCTGCATCGGTGGGCGCACAATCATATCAAGCGCTTGGTACTTGCGCTTCTCACCAAGTTGCAATGCCTTAGCATCACCGAGCGCATCCATACCAGGGCATGATGTTGCATAAATGTCTTCACCCGTTACATCCCAACGTGGCGCCAAAATTGGAAACTCATCAAACCCTGACTCATTTAAGAATAGAGTCTGATCACCCTTGGTCGATGTCTCATAATAGACTGATCTGAACTTTTTGTCTTTCGCCCACGGTGACTGTGAATCACGATCATCATTCGGCTCAATAGCGTGAACAATAGGAACCCATGCTTCAGTGTTACCGCGCTTCCATTGGTCATTGACAGCACTTGAACATTTCTCAGCACCATATTCTTTAATCAACTGACCGACTGTTTTCTCGTACTCAAGGTAGAAAGTATCAATCTCACTGAGTCCATTGGCACCAATCATGTAGCTACCGACTGTATACGGGCGACAACGAATCACGTTCTCATAGTCGAAGTACACACCCATTGGTGCAGTACCGAACACCCCCAACTCAGAATAAACAGTATGAAGTGCGTTGTAAGCATTAGACTGACTGAACACACGATACATAATTGTTTGAACATCATTGAGCCAGCGCTTCACTGCTGAGTATTCATTCAGCTCAACATTGGCGCATTGCAGCTTGAACCACGGGCGCGCTGGTGACGTGATACCTGCCATCATGCCCGCAGCCATTGTGCGCGCGGCCATGCGTGACGTGTTGTTGTATTGATTCTGTAGGTGCTGATAACCTTTGTTGCGGTCACTGGTGAGGAATCGACCACGGGCGGCGAGATGGTAGTCACTGAGTGACTGATAGACAGGTATAAACGATGACCGCTCGGATCGCAGCGCCTCAAGTCGTTTATTGTAACTCTTGATAGTTGGCATAGTTATTGCCCTAGTAGCGTCTTAACGCCAGTACCAGTGGTAGCCGTATCAGTAGCACCTTGTGTGGTGGTTAGGATAGTCGAGGAAGCGCGACGACGTTTAGCCGCTGAAGCCATTGATAGACCCGACTGTTCAGCCATTACAGGCGCTTCAGGTAGTCGTGGCGCTGCTGCTGGTGCTTTTGGTGATCCACCCATACACATATTGAGTACCTCTTGTGCAATTAATACACCAATACTACTACATATTTTCTAAGGGGTCATACTCTTTTCTGCTGTTAGTCAACGCTTCACGCGCCCATGGTGCAGCATCATTATAACCACGCGACTGTGCGAGTGGTGCTACTGGGTGTGCGAACGTGAGATATAGTGCATCAGCCCAGTCCGGTGAGCAGCCGAGCCGCGTCTTCATCAGCTTCTTAGACTCAACGATCAACCGATCTTTAGCGTCATGGCCATACTCACGCACTGTTAATTCTGTTTCAAGCTGGTTTTCATCAGGGATACACCCGCCATTCATTATCCAGTCGCGGCAACGCGCACCCATCTCAGAAACTTTATTCGCATATTTCTTCTCATCATCAGCAACATGACCGAACCCAACATCGGTCACAGGGTATCCGAGTTGACGCAATCGATCACCGATTGGTCCACCGATACCTGTTACGTCAATAAATATACGATCTGGTCTATGTCGATCAAATATAGTGGTGAGCATAGAAACAACACGCATAGAGTCACGCGACTTCTCGCCAGGTATTCGATACGCTTTTTCTGACTTAGCATCTTTACCCCGTCTAAACTGAATCATGCAGTTGTCGTCGCCGCCGCGTGCAATATCCACGCCACATATCAACGGATCATCGCCCATATATATCGCAGTACGTTTACGCGCAGCAACAACGTCATCACCAGGTATGAACTGCATATCACCTGCGCGCGGGAACTGACCTTTTACACGTACCCTGAAGAAGTCGGAATCCTCACCCCAGTCACGCTCCCACTCATCAATGAGTAGCTTGTTGGTCATCTTGGCTGTGCGGCTATCAATCTGTTTACAGTTCCACGTATTGTGATTGAAGAAGCACTTGCGGAATGCGCCGGTGTTACGTGTTGGGTTCCCAAAGCAGAAAAACATAGGTTCACCGTCGGTCAACCCGCCTTCAGCAACTTCCCATATCTTGTCTGGTATCGCACTCGCTTCATCGAATAGATAGAACGGTGTTGAGTTGGCAGCATGTAGACCCGCAAATGATTCACTGTTTTCTTCACGACATGTCTGTGCATCCACGCGCCATGATTCTGGCCACGATTTATGATACATCGACATTGAGCCTTTACCACTGTTCAACTCGAACCAGTGGCCCACGATACAGCGCTGCTTCCACTTAGCCAGCTCTGACCATGTTTTCGTGCGAAGCTGTTCGCCGGTGTTAGCGGTCACGATTCCCTTAGCATAGGGTCGTGTAGCCATGATCCACAGTATCACCCATGACGTGAGTGCTGATTTTCCAATACCGTGACCACTGGCAGTGGCCATACGCACCGCTTTGACTGGATCAACACCATTGAAGTTGTTCTCAGTCACCATACGACCTACTTCAATCAACCATTCACGCTGCCATGTGTCAGGTCCATCAAATCCATCGAGATCACCATGCCCCCAGTCGAACGCCCATATCACCCATTTAAACGGATCATGGTAGAAGCGTGAACATTCATCAGCGAGTAATACGTCAGTCGATATGAATTGGTGAACGTCACTCTCCATATTGAGCGACATTGCAGCGGCCACGGGTGATTGGTTGAACATTACATAAAACTCGGTGGGGGTGGTTCAGGGTTCAATCGTTTACGTGCGCGCAGTAGTTTCTCTTTCACCGCTTCGTCACCGGCTATCTCTACGCGCTCGGCAGCATAGGCATCTACGGCCGCATGTTTAGCGATTAGGTTCAGTGCGGTATTAGACGCGCTGATATTACCGTTCTGGCGCGCTATGAGGTGATTATCGACCGCCTCCATCAACACCCACTCAGCGGTGATATGTGATGAGTCGAGCCTGTGCTGAATAATCATTGAGATTGCAGCTTGGATATCATCTTCATCACGGATGCGGTAGCCACTGTCAGCACTGAAACCAGACACAGCAGCAGCACGGCGCGCATCGAAGTCTTTACTGTATTCGATGATGAAGTTTATGCGCTTAGGGTCCGTCACCCCCAGCGCTTTAATGTCGTTGAGTCCGAGTCTTTTCATATCACCACGCTATCATATGAAGGATGGTTTGTCAGTAGGAACCTTGGGACCTTGGTCGGTTGGAAAGAACCATGGATATGATGGGTATTCCTCTTTGTTCCAGCCTAGCTCTTTACACCGGTTGCGGTATTCAACGGTTACACGGTCACGTTGTGCTTTGTACTCGTTGCAACGCTGCGTCACAGTCAATGCTTTGTATTTATCATGGTTGCGTATCACCCACACCGACTGATTGAATCGCCTGTTACCTGGTGAACGCTCGTCGTCGTCATCAATACTGTAATAACTTGTCATCACCAGTGATGTTAATTCGGGGATCAGTTTCAGTTTACGCGAGATCATTTTTATCTGAGTGTTCAGTGACGCCTCATCATACATGCTGAAACCGCTGAACGCTGGATCTGGTGACAGTGACGCCATCACTGCCACAATATCTACAGTACGCATTAAATCCCGATTAACCATCACATGCTCAATGTTGAATAGCGCCTCTTTAATCCTAGACGCGAATTGATCTTCAGATTTCACCATTGGTGTAGAAGGTTCATCCTTCATCAACTTTTTCACCAATGCTTCCAATCTTGCTACGCGCTGCTCTAAATCACTCATACTTCTCACCAAATATGTTGGACAAATTCACTTAACAATGAAACTCATTGTCCTATTATGTCCTATATGCTGTCAATTAAAAACCTTAATTATTGCTGCGACACAAAACTTCTGCATGAATTTTAAATCAATAGGACATTATAGGACAATGATTACAGTGAGAGCTATGTTACGCCCTCCAGACCACTGTTTGATGGTCACAACTCAAGGGTAGGGTCGTCACGGACAATGGCTTTTTTATAGGACATCATAGGACAATGACCCACTGTTACGCACTCTAGCAACCCCACTGATTAAATAATAAGCTAAATGTTACAATGGAAAATGTTTAACTTTGTACCACATTTAGATGAAAGTCATTGTACACAATGTTACCAGTGGTTACTTTTTAACCAAACCAAAATAAATATCACTTAACATCATAGGACAATGGGTTTCCACTGTTACGTGTTGACTGTTGTACAAATTGAGCCTAGAATGTACAACAACACAAACCAACTCATAGGAGTAACAATGAACTACCGAGGCCGAGAACTAACGTTCAAGCAGCTCAGTGACGAGTTCACCAAGATCCACGGTGTAACCCCGAACAAAGCAACTATCCACCATCGCATCACCCGTGACGGTTACACAGTCGAACAAGCGGTGGAAACACCGCTGCAACGTGACCGTAAGGTCAACGATAAACTAATCAGTGGTAACGGGCTCTCAGCCTGTCGCCATTCCAATACCGACTTCGACCGTCGGTTTCAATGCTGTAAGATCTGCGGGGCACCCGCTAGGAGTGTTAAATGAAAACTGATATAACCGTATACAATGCTGAATTGAAAGATCAGCCATTTACCGTGTTATTGCATAATTTACAAATGGGTTGGAATGCAATTCCTGAACAATATCGCGCCGAAGCAAAAGTAAAAGTTCACCAGTATGAGGGTGAGTGGTCGCAAATGGTTGTCACTTATGAAAGACCACTAACACCTGAAGAAATTGAAGCCAACGCTGCACATGAAAAACGCATTGCTGACGTGTATAAAGAAAAACGCCGCGCAATGCTTGAGGAACTAAAGAAGGAGTTCGGTGATGAATAAGCTACTAATCGCAATAATTGTACTGGCGACCACTGCTTGTGAGTACCATGAACCCGAACCACCGAAGGATCTACAAGTAACCACCCTTCAAGTGTTCATCGACCCTGAAACAAAATGTGAATACTTGGTGAACTCGCGCGGTGGTATCACACCCCGTGTTGCCGCGAACGGTTTACAATATGGATGCACCTATGACTACTAACTCCGCACATACACTTAAATTCAAGTTAAATGATGACCATAGTGGTTGCTCATACACGTTGTTCGAGAATGGTAAATACATCACCGAGTACCTTATTACATACGGATGGAATACCCCAGAATGGCAGGAACAAGAGGTTCGTGAACGTACCGCAATGAACGACGATCTAATCAAAAAAGGTTTACAACATTTACTAGATCAGAACCTTTTCCACATATTACAAAATCACTTGGTAACAGGAGCACCACAATGACCACACTATTTGACAAATGCTTCACCTACACCATGGGCATGGAAGGTGGTGAGAAGTTCACCAATGACCAAGATGATCCAGGTGGTGCCACCAAGTACGGCATCAGCTTACGCTTCCTCAAAGGTATCACTGAGGGCGACATTGACCACGATGGTGATATCGATGCGGATGACGTGAAAGGTCTATCGTGGAGCAGTGCCAAGTATCTCTATGAGAAACATTTCTGGCACCCATCGTTCGAGAAACTACACCCACAGCTCGCCAGTAAGCTGTTTGACATGCGTGTGAACATGGGACCGGTACAGGCGACTAAGATTCTGCAAGAGGCGCTGAACCGCAACGGTGAGCAACTGGTTGTTGACGGTAACTTAGGACATATGACTCTCGATGGTGTTCTACGCCCATTAGGGGGATCGTCTGCTGTAATTTACGAGATCCAATCAACTGCGACACTGTTCTACTTCAACTTAGCCGACAAACGACCAGCATCTCAGAAGTATTTATTAGGGTGGTTGCGACGAACCTACAGCGTGTTACCATAGACCCACTTCGGTGGGTTTTTTATTGGGGAAACATTATGTCATGGTCTAAAGTTGGTGAATGGTTGAAGGGTAACGCGGGTACAGGTGCGTCACTGGTTGGGTCATTAGTCACCGGTAACGTTCCTGCGGCCATCGCAGCAGGTGTTTCACTCATCAGTAGTGCCACGGGTAGCAATGACCCCACCAAAGCATTAGAAGCGCTGCAACAAGATCCTGCGACCTTGGTAAAGCTCAAGGAGCTGTATTATCAGAACGAGGCCTCAGTGCGCGCGCATATAGAGTCGATGCACTTAGCTGAGCTGCAAGATGAACAAGTCGCTCACCATGAGACACAGGAAACAATTAGAGCCGGTGATAAGGCTGAAGATAGATTCATTCGATGGACTCGACCAGGGCAAAGCTGGTGCTCGTTGATATTCGCGTTTATCTACATCGGCGATGGTGGTAGGGACAGTACAATTATAGGTTTGTTATTAACCCTTCCATGGGCGTATGCGGGTTTGCGTCAGATTGGTAAGGGTATCAATGCTTACACGAAAAAAGGTGCGTGATGCACCTTTATGGTTCGTAGTTTTGCGGCCTGCGCCGTATATTTCCAAACTGCTAAAAATATCTAATAAAATCAATGGCAGTGGCGCGTAAAGGTCGTAAATATATGCCCCCGCACTGTATATTCCCCTGTTACATTCACCTGATTTCCAGCTTTACGCAACCCGCACCAGCACGCTTACATTTCCAGACATCAATCAGCGCAGCAATTAATGATTCACCTTGGTATGAGGGCACGTAAACATAGCCGCCGTATTCACCGTCTGTATCCTCTAGCCAAGCAAAAACACTGTATCTGTTTCCCATATATTTCTCCTAAATTAAATCGCTATGTAAATGTAACAAGTCGCAGCAAACGGACGGTGCTAGAGTCGCGCATTGCCTTGGCTTGGGTGTGCCGCCGTTGTGCTCAACGTTATGTGTATTAGCAATATCCACCTAAACTTACTGTTTTTCTGTCGTGCCTAATAACTGGAACTTCATCAGGAAGTGCTAATGCGTACTCCTGATTACACTCCACCTCGTATTCAGCGCACCCATCATCTATTAGTTTTTGCATAATATTTAAAACGTCTTTTACTGTTGCATATTTAATATCTGCCATAAATCCTCACAAGCAAATTTGCACAACCAAAATAACTAAAATATAAACCACCACCACATACCAAAACCCAATCCCTTTACCTCTTCGCGCCCACTTCTTATATCCCTCCCAAGCTCCATCAATGTGGTGATCGTCGTAACCTCCGCGCTGATTGCGAAGACCAACCACAACCGCTTCGGCATCAGTCATGATCCGCAAGAACTTTGATATATACCACGCCTCAAACTCCTCTCTACTCATTCTTAAGCTCCCTTTGCATATCCTCGTAGGCTTTCAGTTCACGCTCAAGCAACTTAACTTCCAGCAAGGCCTTTTCTACCTGTAGCGCCTGCAATTCGCTGCTAGGCCTGAATGCGAGCGCTACGCTTGATAATGCAATGACTGTCACACAAATTAAAATAACAGCATCTAATATTTTCACATCTATCTCCTGTTTGTTTTTTTGTAATCTATACCCGTTTGGGGGTGAGTGTTAGCGGATTTACAAAACTTTGCTTAAGCCATTACACCTGTTTCTTTGCGCTTTTCTGCCTTTTGCTTCATGTACTTTTCATAAGCTGAGCTTTTTGTCGGGCTAAACCCAAGACCTTTGCACCAGAAGTCATTTTTAAGGATCGTTTTGCACACTTTTCGCCACGATGGAACCCTGCCATTGTTTTCTAGCTTAACCTCAACCTTGTCAGGGATTCCGTTTTCATATCCGCGCTTAGCCCACCAATTTAGGTACACGAATAGCTTATTCTTGTAGTGCTCCGCTGTTCGGCTTGGCATTGTTTCAAGTAGGTGCATGCTAAAAGATTCATATGTGTGATTAGCTGGCAGCGCGATTGAGTGATTACCCATGACAGCGCCTTTCTCAGTTGCGTATAGCGCCCCTGTATTGGCGCCAGCAACACGCAAAGCTAACTTGCCCCACATCTCTGGCTCGCATACTTGATAAAGCCATAAACCCTTTCTAGCCTCATCACCGAACGGCTCACAGATTCGCATTTGCGACAACTTCATTCCCGCCTGCATCATGAAGTCATAAAGTTTGTTATATTCTTTTTCGAATTTACCCAAGTAAACCCAAATGTCCCGCGTCTTCCAATCGTAAATTGGGTAAACGTTCCATGAACTTTCGATAACGTTAGTAGTCCATGGCTTGCCGTCAAACATAGGTTTGTCGCGGGCTATTGTTCTAAATCGGTTAAGTGACTCATCCGCACGTATTCCAACAAATTGAGCGCACGACTTGCCTTGTGCGTACCACTTTGCAAAACATGGCACAAATTCTTCAAATGGCATTCCGTAGTAAAAGTCAAAATAATCATACTCAGTTATTGAATGCTTGCTTGGCTGGCGAACCCATAAATCTTTTTTATCTTTATCCCATGCCGTCCATTCCGGCTCGAATTGGCTTGTTGCATTCCATGTTTTCATTGGAAGCGAAACCCAGAAAGGCTCAATATGCTCGGCGTATTTTTCAAACATTTGTTCACAAAATGAGATTGTCATTTTCATCTGGCATTCCCAGTCAATAAACAGCACCCCCACGGTAACGCCGCGCTTGATAGCCTCATCCATGACCAAGTGAAGCATTACAGCCGAATCTTTGCCGCCGGAGAATGAAACACATATCTTTTCAAAGTTATCAAATGAGTATGCGATTCTTTCTTTTGCCATTGTTAAAACATCAACGCCGATATATTTCTTAGGCATATGCATTCTCCAAATAATCATCTTTCCATTTTTTTATATGTGACTTTGCAGCGTTATTGGCGAGTGTTTGCTTTTCTTCTTCCAGCTTGCCCCATGCCTCTTTTGTTATGTCTTCTGGGCAATCTATCGCAATTGCAGCAGCAGCCTGACCAAGCCATGCAACTTGGTTAATGCCTGCGTTGGTAAAATTAGCCTCACACGATTTTGGCCAATCAGCCACCACAAGCTTCATTGCTGCGCTAAACAAATCTGTATCAGACATAAAGCTAACGCACTGATTTATTTTCTCGGTCTTATCTATTCCTAGTGAAGACTGCCACATAATGCTTTTAAATTCCTCGCATTTTGAGAAGTGGTGATAAATTCTTTTAATTCTCATTAATCAACTCCCCCTCAAAATCATCTTTACCTAAATCAGCGAAAGATTCAGCTTCCCATGACTCACTAAAATCAGCATCTTTAAACGCAAACGCTAAACCCTTAACTTGCTGAAGCCTTAACACTTCATCCGGCTCCATACCTAGTTCTTTAGCAATGCGCTCATCGCTCCAAAAACGCCTTTTTAGCTCGACAACAATGTCTGACATAGCAGCAACACTATGCTTGCCTCTTGCTCTGTTATGGCGAATTGTAGCGGCCATGCGGTCATTCAAATCATGTCGATCTACAGCCAATGAAACTACAGGCAAATAACCCATAACCATTTTCTGCACCACTTCTGACTCTTTCCCGACTCTGTGACGGTGAAACCCATCTACAACTTCATAACCATTGTTTGGCCATGTAACAATTGGTTGCGTATACCCATCAGCCTCAATCGATCTTTCTAGCAATTTCATTTCTGGCGGTGCCACGCTGTTTGGGTTGTAGTCGTTAGCGTGAACAAGATCATTCTTGATCCATTCAACAAAATCCACAGGGCAAGATTTAAACGGGCTTAGTTCGTGGATTTTTTTTCTAATTGAATTTATAGCAGCAACCTTTTCATCAAAAGAAAGGTCATTTATAAAATCCAAATCTTTTAAAATATTATTAAGCACTTAATACCACCTTTAAATTTATTAGTTGTTTCATTATCTGTTACCGCCTTTTTGTTTGTTAGCGACTTTTCAAATCTTTACACTTGCAGCTTCTTGCAGCGATTGGTGGTAAGTCCGGCCTTTTCTGTAGTCGTATCGCGACCACTGCTTTAACTCTAAATCCGGTTTTATTCGCGGATATTTAGACCGATTTTGATAAAATTCTTTTAGCTCATCTTCAAAATTCAATTTGCCCATTTTCTGCACTCATCGTTTGGGGTGTATTTTGGCTCTATCAGCACTAGCCCGTAGTGATCCGCCCACATTAAAAACCACTCTAGGCGCTCTTGGTAATTCATAATTTTTTTAATCTCTCCAGTTTTTCTAAATCCGCAATTTCGGCTTCGGTTAATTGTCTAGGTTCTTGATTATCATCTAACATTGCGCGCAAGCCTCCTAACACTTCATCAGCAAGCTTTACCGATTCTGGTGCGTCATGCCGCTTAACTTCCTGCTTTTTTTCCAGTAGCGTTTTTGGGTGTGGCCACGGCTTTAAATCTTCTCCGCCTTCAAGCTGGAACAGCGCAGCCTTGTAAGCAATATCAAATAGCTTCACGCGGTCGTAATCCTTAAATACTTGCTTGTAGTTGTACAGGTCAAGGGTTCGCCCAACGATGTGCTGTAGTAGTGGCGTGCATTCGTGCCAGTCCTTGCGGTTCTGCGCAAGCATGGATTGCAGCTCGGCAAATACCGCCTCCATTGGTGGCCATTGCGATTCCGTGGCATCTTTGCACCAGCCAATGAACTGGCCAATGGATGGCAGAAAAGGGCTGTTGTGCGCGCGCGCCTTGGTAAATCCGGCCTCAATCTGGTAATCAGTTGTTACACCGTTTTCAATCAAGCCCTTCAACCATTCCGCCTTCGCTCGGTTTTGGTAATCTTGGTCTTTGATCGCCGCCGCCCAAGCTGGAAAAATCGCCTTCAAGCCATTGAAGATCTTGTTCACCAGAATCCCCGCTTGTTGTTGATCCGAAGGCGAGGCTGACCCAATCTGTACTTTCG